CGTCCTACTGGGTCAGTTGCGATTGGATCACAGTCTGGGTTGGCAGTCTGATCGATGAGGAAGATTTTTTTACTATATGGGTCAGTCCACCCATCACAGCCCTCACACGTTTTATACTGATCGTGTTGAACTACTGTAATCTGATACTCGCATCCGAGTACCGTTACACTATTTTTTGTATTCATCATGTCGTTAACTCCCACTTCTCTGCTGTCACCTGCGCCATATCTAGCCCAGATACCTGCGGTGATACCTTGTCTCCTGCATCAGAGGTTACGCGGAAGGTCTTGCCGTCCGAAAGCCGCTTAAAAACATCATGATATGCAAGCTGGCAAGTTCTGTGTGTAGTAACTGTAAAAACGCTTGTTACCCCTGATTTCTCAGCGACACGAGCGTCTAAGGATGTATCACGGATAATGGCTGCTTGAAAGTCTGCCCCTTCTACCCATGTGGTTTCAAAGCCCCCTGCGCCATCTGGTACACGCTTTTTCTCAATCAGCCTGCAGCCTTCCATCATATTTTCTACAAGTTTCATATCTTCCTCCATGTGTGCAGGCGGTTTCTGAAAGCCTCCTGCCAAGTGGCGGTTCCTGTGCTTCCTTGGGTCGCCTTGGTATAGCTATAACCGCCAAAAGACTCTGACATATACGGTGTAGGATCACCGTATTTTTCTTGCCATGCTGCAATATCACGGCTTAGCTCCACAACCTCTTGTGGGATTGCTAGGGCTGATATTGCCCCAGTGAACGTCTCATTTACACGCTCACAAGGGAATTGATACACACCATCGTTAAATACTGACCCCTCTACCAGAAAGTATTGTCCTTGCTGTAGAAAGTCGATAGAATGCTGTACCCCATCACTGCCTACGCAAGTGATCTCGTTTCCCTTGATGGTGTATGTATTTTCTCTGTGATCAACCACAAAAAAATTGCGAAGGTGTTTTAATACCAGATACAGCATCAACCTGTCCCTCCTTAGCCTAAAGACTTGATACGAGCAATCGGAATTGCCTTGTGATCAATCTTCTGAGTTTTTTCTGCGTTTTCAACGAGTGTCCAGTTCGAAGCTGTTTTAAAATCAGCTGGCATTGGAGACGTTGTGGTTGTAGGCTGCTTATAAGTGATTCCTCTCGGAGCAATTGCCTTGCGCTGACGGGAGATCAAAAAATCCTGTCCACCATACTTAAACGGATCACGAGTTGTTTCATTTGGCACTGCTGCGCCAATATCGCAATAATCAAATGCACCTCGCCCTAAAATATAAGTTGTGTATGCGCCTGTATCAGAGTCAAACGGAGCATCATCATCAATTAGTACGGTTCTGCCGTTCCATGTAGCAAGTGTCAGATCTTTTTCAACTCCGTTTGCATCTACACCCTTGCCGTACTGTAATACCTGCAAGTTCTCAAGATTAGTAGCTACCTGAGAATGCGCAATCACAAGTGAAAAAATATTCTTGTTTGCACCTGCTGCTTTCTGGATAGCATTATTAAGTGTGGTTACACCCACAGTCTTTTCGCCTGCCTCAGTGATATCAAGTGTGTGCGCTTCAACAAACTTGGCATCATCCGTTTCGGTCATGCCAAAAATACCTTCAAGGACAGCTAAGATATTAAGCTGTAGGTTATCATCCCAGTAGCCAGATACCTGCTTTGCAATATCTACCATAAAATCATGTCCCGTGATATCTTTAGTAAAGTCCTTCTCTCCCCACGAATTAGCTCTACCATAAGCTACAATACCCTGCATATAGCTATCAATGCTGTTAGGTGTAATCGTAGTTTTGCCATCGTAGTTTTGAGCATCACCGCCAATTAAGCCAACCATGGGCAATACAACGTAGTTGCCGCCTGTCTGATCTGCAAGTAATGTTTTAAGCTCGTCTCTAACGTTAAAAATACCTGCTCTTAAAAAAGCGTTCTGCTTAATTCTCGGTACGGTTTCGAGGTATTTTCCAAATACCTCGCTATTAAAGTGTTTGTTATCAAATACTGCCATGTATTACTCCTTTACTTAGAGAGCCATGTCTTAACCTCTGGCGCGTCTGGGTGCTCATTTGCATATGCCATCTTGTCCCCAAGGCTCATCTTCTCAAAATCATTTGATTC